GTCGGTTTGGCTGGATCCGTAGGCAGCGGCGGGAATGGGCTTGGGCGGTGGCGGTGCGTTCGGGTCGGCCGACTTGCTGATCTGGCCGTCACGCGCTTGTTGCAGGGCCTCCGCCGCTTGCCGGATTGCCGCTGTGTCGCCACTCTGGAGCGTCGCCCCAAGCGCGGCGAGCGGGCTTTTGACGGGGGGCGTCCGATTGGCGGTCAGGCGGGCATACGCCGCTTTCGCCGCCGTCGCGTCACCCGATTGGGCGGCCGCCATCATCTTCAGATAGTCTTGCTTGTGTTGTCGCAAGGCCGCCATCTGCGTGGTCGACGATATCGACGCGGTCGGTGATGCCGACGATATCGCGTTCACGCCCGTGCAGGTGCCCATGATGCCAGACTTCCCGTTGCCAATGCTTCGACTTCCCCATCTTCATTTTAGGAAGCAATTTGGCCGAAACGCCGAACCTGCGGAAATTTTGATAGTTACAGGCGCGCTAACCGAGGAAGGCCCTCGATTTCGGGGAGATTATTCCGGGTTAAATAGCCCCGCCCGCCACGGTCGGGGGGCACTATCGCCGATTGGCGGAAGAGGTGGAAGCCGGTGTGATCATGCTAAATGTCCCCATTTACGTTTAAAACTGAGCGCCTGGTTTGTTTGGTGCCCCCGTGGATGCCCCCGTTGCGGCGCAGGTCAGGCGGCGGAGCGGCGTCCGTTGAGCCACTCTTCGATGCTCGTTTCCCACCATCCGACCGCGCGAGCGGTAAGGGGCACTTGTTTGGGGAAGGCCCCTGCATCGATTTGGCGGTATATGGTCGCTCGGCTCAGCCCGGTCGTCGCGATCACGTCGTTGATGCGCAGGAACCGGCCTCGGTCGCTTGGCCGGCCGAGATGTTTTGCTTCGGCTAGAGTCGGTCGGTGCGTCGATGCAGTCATGACTTACCGTCCTGCCGCGACGCGGTCGCTTCAGTCAGGAACTCGCGCATGAATGCTTCGAAGGCGAAGGCATGATCGAGGCCGCGATTTTCTTCGAAGATATCGTTGACCGCCTTGACCACGTCCGACGTCGTGACGCCGCGCGCGACCCCATCCGCTTTATCGCGGGTGAAGGCTGCGCGCTTCGCCCGGCCGGGGATCGACGCGGCCATCGCACCTGAAACGATATGCTCGAGCAGGAAATGCTTGTGGCCGCGCTCGATCATCTCGGCTTGGAAGTCGACTTTGATCGTCTGCGCATCGATGATGATCTTCTGCGGATCATGCAGGCATTCGACCGCAGCAAAGACGAGCTGCTCGAGCTTGCTTTCGCTGTCGAGCAGCACGCCCGCGAAGTTCTTGCGCAGGATCGACTCGATCGCTTCCGGCGTCGGGCGCTGGACGACGATCTTGAAGTCGCAGCGGCCATCGCGCAGCACGGCCTGGTCGATGACGTTGGGGCGGTTGGTCGCCAGTAGGACGAACGCGCCGCTTTCCTGCATGCCGTCCATTTCGGCGAGGAATGTCGCGACCTGACTTTCCTCCCATGGTGCGACGCGGCGCACGCGGCCCGTGCGATCGGGCAGCAGCACTTCGGCCTCGTCCATGAAAACGAGCAGCGGGTGGCCGTGAAACGCCTGATATTCGTGAGCAAAGGCGAAGATCGCTTTGATCCGTCCCTCGGTCTCGCCGATGTACATCGACTGCAGTTCGGCACCCGAGATCGAGATGAATTCGGTCGCGGATCCATAGAGTCGCTTCATCTCCGATGCGGCTGCGCGCGCGAACATCGTCTTTCCGCAGCCCGGCGGTCCCGAAAGCATCGCCCCCTTGGGCATCTTCAGGCCATAGGCGTCATACAGCGCCTTGTGCGTGACCGGGGCCTGGATCGCGTCGCGCAGCTGCGCGAGTGCTGCATCGTTGCCGACGATATCATCGAACGCCTGTTCGGGGGCGGCGATGATCCATTGGGCGACCGCCTTGCGCGCATCGCGGTACGATGTCGGGGGCTTGGCCTTGCCGTCGCTCGCTGACGTCGAGGACGGATTGCTCTCGCCGCTGGAGATGTCGTAACCTAACAACATGTTATTGACCAAGCGGTCGCTCATGCGCCGCATCGCCTCACGGGCGTTGTCGTCGACAGAAACAGAGAAGCTGCGATTACGCGCCGGTGCCGGATCCGGGCTGCGGTAGGCAGCGGACTGTTCTGCGCTGGAGAAGCGCGATGCGGTGTCCGGGTTACAGCTCGGGCATGCGGGATCGCCGCACCCGCGCAGCTGGTGCTGTTCCTGTTCGGCGCGGCGGGTTTCTTGCGGCCGGCTGATTTTGCCTTTTCCCCGGTAATTGGGGTCATAGGGCGATCCGAAGGTATCCCAGCTCATATGCGCTCCGCTCGGTTGATTGTGGTCTGGTTGGGCCCGGAGATCAGAAGCTGGTCGGCGCAGCCGCTCGCATATTCGGCGGCGATCGGCTCGGCGATCGAGCGCTCGGTCGGCACCGTCGTGTTTTCAGCGTAAGCCATCGCATACCTCCTCGAAGGGGCGTCGATGCGCGCAGCCAAGGTCGCCGCGCGTGGCACAGACGGGACATGCTTCGCGGGACCAGGCGGGCGGGCGGCGATCCCCAAGAATGGTCGGCATCCTTGGTGCCGGCGGCCGATCAAGGGACTGCACCAGAGTGGTTCTCATGCCGCCGGCGGAGCGCGCAGCCGCGTGCCGTTGCCCTTCGGTGATAGGGGTTCGCTTCGGAGCGGTAGCCGGGCTTGGCTCGCGCGCGATCGGTCCACCTGCGATCAAGGCGCGAACCTTCGCGACGGTTCGCTCGGTTGGATGAGACGCCTTTCTGATCGTGTTCAAGGCAGCGGAGGGGTTGTCAGGATAGAGCGGCGCGATGAGCGCGCGCGCTGTGACGCAACGGTGCCTAGCCGCAGCCTCGATTTCCGCGATCAGCTCGGGTCCGCTCGGGCGCTCAGTGCGATGAACCGGGAGCATCACAGGGCACCCGTCGCGACGCCGCCGAGCGTCATCATGGGCCCCGGACGTCGTAATGGGGTTATGGTGATGATCTTGGCACCATTGCGCACCCGTTCGAGTTGCTCCTCGAAAGACTTGGGGCGAGCAGCTTCGGCTTGCCGGGCGGCGATCGCGGCGGCCTTATCCGCTGCGATTTCCGCGACGATCTGTGCTTTGGCGGCGTCTGGTCCGATTTCTGCAGCCAGCTGCCGGAACCGGCGCAACATGCCAGCGGGAAGCCATGAGGCCTCGCGCGCCAGGCGGCGCGCTTCCGCGCTGCGCCCGAGACGGTTGGGGGCTGGAAGTGTTTCTCCCTGCGCCGCCAACTCAGCGGCCAACTGATTCCGGATGCGATAGGCGGAACAACCGCCAATCCCCAGCGCCCGCGCGGCCCGGGCTACCGGCTCCCGTGCAAGGAGCCGTTCGCGCAAAGCGGTGATCGATTCCGGCGGGATATAGTTGGTGGATGCCTTGGCGGCACCGATACGCCGACCAGCGAGGTCACATCCGGGAAGGCACTCGCCCTTGCGCGCCAGGCGCTTGACCAGGCGATTGCGGATACGGCCGACGGTGGTGTTGCTGACGCCCGTCTGTGCGGTTACCCGCTTGGCGCCAAAGCCCTCGAGCAATAGGCCTTCGACCTCCCGCTTTTTTGCGACAGCCACCTTCACCCCCGAATAGGCTGCACCCGCGCCCGGCGGAGGAAGGGGGGCTTTGTCGCGCGCTTTCAGATCGGCCTGATAGCGGCGGCGCTGCTCGGCGACGCAGCTGGCGCTGACGCCAAGGCGAAGTTGGATATCCAAGCCCTTCATGCCCTTGCGCAGCGCATAGCGCAGACGCTCAAGTCCCTCCGGCGTGAGCCTACCCGTTGCATCGCGCTCTGCAGGCCGGAATCCCTTGCGCGGGCACAGCGCGATCAGGACCGCGTTGCAGGCGGAAGCTTCGGCCACCCCCATATGCGCGCCTATCCGGGCGAAGGACCAGCCTTCGACTTCGCGGAGCCGAATGGCTTCCTCCAGGCGTTGGCCCTGCAGCTTGGGCTCGGGCGCTTTTGCGGTGCAGACGGTGCGCAGGCCGAGCTTGTTGGCCATGACGTAGATCGCCTGCCATGACCGATCCGGCAGGGCATCGGCAACGCCATTGAGGCCCAGCGCCGGATAGAGCTCGATCAGGACCGCGCGCTCTTCGCTCGTCCATGCGGGGGATTTCGCGCGGGGCATCACTCAGCCGCCTGAAGCATGTCGTCGGCATCGGCCGCCTCGGCCGGCACGTTGCCGCGGAAGCGCAACAACGGATGCACCCAGTTCGCCGCAGCCTGCGCCATCGATGCGCGGGTCGCGGGATGTTGTCCGGTGACGACCTGCAGCACCTGGCGCGAGATCTCGCTACCCTTCATCCGCGCCCAGGTGCCGAAGGTCACGCGCTCGACCATCGGCTCGGCGATGGCGAGGCACGGTCCCTTGTCGAGCAGATTGAGCAGCTCCACGGTCGGCTGCCAGAAATCGCGCAGGCCCTTATCGGTGCCGAGGCCGACCATGTCGGCCAGCGCGTCGTGGAGCGGCACGCTATAATCGCCGTAATTGAGCGACCGTTCGATCGCGAGGCCCGCGACGATCGTCGCGGCGAGGGTTTTGAAATCCTTGTCCTGTTCGCGATAGGATTGGAACGCGGCGACGAGATCGTCGCGGCTGAAGGCCGGGCACAAGTGCATGTCGCGCATGGCGTCCATCCACAGCCGGCTGCCCGGCATGGCCTGGATCAGGCTGCGCGCGCTGTCAGGCCCGGGCGAGGCCGGGGCTAGGCGGGACACGCCGATCGCGTTGCCCGGCGTGTTCGGGGTGATCATCTGGCGCAATTGCGACCAGACCAGGAAATCGCGGCCCACGGTGCCGCCGTCGCGCGCATTGCCGACCAGGGCGGCGCGCAGGATCGATCGACGCAGCGCGCGGAAAACATCGACGCCGTCTTGCGTCAGGCCGTCCTCTTGCTTGATCGCGGCATCGGCCGCGCGGCGCGCATCGAAGCCCGCGACCTGGCTGACGGCCGCGCCGATCGCGCGCGGCTTGGCGGCTGGCGCGGCGGTGTCGACGGGTTTGCGCGTGCTGTACTTCGCCTTCGTGCTTTCCCACCAGAAACTGATTTTGGGGTCACCACTCGCGGCGATCTGGATGTAACCGACGACATCGCCCTCGGGCAGGGTGATTTCGGTTTCCTCGCCCAGCACCACCGCGAGTTCCGGAATATTGAGGAAATGATCTGGTCCGCCAAAGCTCGCCTGCGGCGGTTGTGGAACGAAGCGCAGATCGGGCCGCGCGGCGCGGCGGCGGATCTCGTCGCGCACACCGGCCAGCGCGGCATCGGCAAGCTGGCGCAGCAAATCGGGATGGCAGATCAGCGCGCGCGCCGGTGCGGCGTCGGCAGGATCGTCGAAAAGGTCGAGTTCCAGCGCGCCACCGGCATCGAGATAGGTTTGCTGCCCGACAAAGCGGAGCAGCCGCGCCGCCTCGGCATCGCCGATCTTGAGCCAGGCGCGGATGCGATCGGGCGTTTGCTCGATCGGGGACAGGAGGCGCAGCGCGTTGAATGCGGCAAGCTGCAGTGTCTGTTGCTCGGTCGCGCCATAGGCTTCGGCCTGCGCCTGCGAAATCGTGCCTGCCTTCAGTGCATCGAAAATCGGCGGGGCGAGCATCCCCAGCCGATAGGCGCGATAGGTGAAACGCGGCTCCTGGCCGAGCCGCTCGGCGATCGTCTCGAGCGAATCGCCCGCCACATGCGAGCGCACCACGCCCTCGGCGATCTCATACATTTCGAGATCGAGCCGCATCATGTTCTCGGCCTGGCTTTCCTCGAGCAATTGCGCCTCGGTCAGCTGGTCGCGCACGACGACGTCGATCGGCCAGTCGGCCGGGAGCGCGCCCGCTTTGATCAGCGCGCCGATCGCGCGGCAGCGGCGACCGCCGGCATGCACGCCATAGCGTTCCTTGCCGCCCTTCAGCGGATGGACCTTCAGCGCGTTGACCAGGCCGAGCGCGAGGATCGAGCGGCCGAGCGCCTCGATCGTCATTTGCGCTGTGCGATTGGTGCGGACGTTGAAGCGGCTGATCTCGAGCTGATCGAAGGTCACCGCCTTGCGCAGGATCGCGGGCGGCAGTTGCGGGGGCCGCGCGGACGCGATCGTCGCGGGAAACTCGGTCGGGGTGCTGGTCATGGGCACGCTCCTTCGGTTAGGACCGAGCGAGCGGGTGCCACCGCTGGACGGCCAGGGGCGGGGGCGAGGTTGGTCACCTCGCCTCCAGAGATCGGAAACATGCGCAGCGGGCGCGGCGCGGGGCGCCAGCGCGTGCAGCGCGCGGCGAGATCGAGGAAATCCACAGGCGGATGACCGGGCCGGTTACCCCACCAGGCGCGCGCCTCGGCTTCGCGCTCAGGCGTGAAATTCTGCACGCAATCGAGCGTGCCGCAGCGGGCGGTGCAGAAGCCCCGATCGCCAAAGCTGATCATGCGCACACCTCGCTGGTCGCGGCCGCGCGGGCAGCGCGCCAGTGTTCGAACGCGCCGCGATGTTCCGGGCAAAGATCCTTTCCCGGCGCCGGCTGATACGCGCAGCGGGCGCAGACCGGCGCATCGCATGTTCCGCTCTTCCTGGTCGGGACCTTCCAGTCGCACAGCAGGGTGGCGGGGCGACCGCAGGCGCAGCGCTGGCGGGTGCGCGACGAGCAGATGATCGCCGACCCGCCGCCTGGGAGCGAGACGCGGTCGCACGTCATGCGGCATCATTCGGGCGGTACCTGACTTCCATGGAAGCCGCTAAGACTGCGGTCCTGGCAGCTTGATATTCCAGGAGGAAGATTGACGTGCGACCGTAGCGCAACTGGATCATGCGCGGAGCGGACGTGCTCCCCATTGCCTGCCAGCGATCCCATTCGTCGGCGACTGCGGCGAAGGGCTTCAAAGCCATTACGAGCTGCGTCGACGCTAGATCGTGCGTGGCGGTAGTGCGCGCGTTGACCGCCTCAACGAGCAGTGCGGCGATCGCCGACGCGGATTCATCGCTCAGGTCACGATTGGCATCGACGACGAAGACTTCCATGTCGTCGGCGTCGAGTACCGATCCGGTTTCCTCGTCGCACAGGCGCAAGGGCAAGCGGACGCCGAGTTCGGCCAGCAATTTCGCGAAAGGGGTCATGCCGACACCATCGCCGAGGCCATCAGCCGAAGGGTCGCGGTCTTGGTCCAGTTCTCGAGCAATCCCTTGTCGGGGCTGAAGGTGCAGGTGGACACGACGCCGGCGCAGGACAGCCGGCTACCGTCATAGCGCGTACGGTATGCGGCACCGTGGTTGGCGACGAGGCCGTCGATGATCGTTGCGGCGGGAACGCCCGCCCGAGTCAGCTTGCCGACATAGTCGGTCGCTGCGATCAGCTTTTGCCGTTTTAGATCGATCGCGTCCATCAGTGCACCCGATCGAACGAAAAGGCGGGATGGGACCGATCGTGATGCGGATCTGTCAGTCGGACTTCCAGCACGTCCGAAATCCCGTGCACCTCTGTGTGCAAGAGCTCGCGCGCTTCGGACTCCGCCTGTTCAACCGACGATGCTAGGATCGCATAGGAACGCTGATCCTCACTGGTGACTTCAAAATCGATCGTGACGACGATCTCGCGCTCGCCACGATCATCGAACAATGCCCAATGGCGATCGTAATAGCGACGGCATGCCTGCAGCGACGCCGGGTAGGGCATGGCGGCGATTTCCTGGAGCGTGGGCTTGGCCATCGCTACAGCCCCAACACGGATTTGTAGGTTTCGATCATCGCCTCGGCCTCGTCGCGATGGTGTTTCTCCATCTTGCGCAGGCGGATGATCACCCGCATCGTCTTGACGTCGAAGCCGGTCGATTTGGCCTCGCCGTAGACATCCTTGATGTCGTCAGCGATGCCCTTTTTCTCTTCCTCGAGGCGCTCGATCCGTTCGATGAGCAAGCGGAGCTGGTCCGCGGCAATGACGTCGGACATCATTCGACTCCTGTCAGCTGGGTGACGGTCACGGCGTATGTGTTCTTCGTCTGGCAATGTTCGATGGTCTGGGTGCCAGCTGCGGCATCGACCGAGATCACTCGATAGGTCGGCTCCGGATCGAAGCTGAGGAGGCCGCCGATCCAGCCGAGCAGTTCGTGGGCGTTGCCGGTCACACCCATGGTCGCCTCGCTCACAAGCCGAACAGCGCACGCAGCGCCGCTCCCAGATTGCCGGTGACGGCGACGGCCAGCAGCCCAGCCACCATGCCGAGCGCGAACAGGCCGGGGCCGCGGTGCAGCAAGCGGTGTAGCAGCGCGCGACGCGGATCGCTGGGGCTGGGTGGGCGGCAACTGGGGCATCCGCAATCCATGCGGTGCGTGATTTCCGGCCGGGGCCGGACGGCAAGGTCAAGTTTCATCGTGACATCTCCCGCTGGATCATCGCGAAGGCGGTCGCGAGCGCGACCAAAGCGAGCCACAAGGCCGCCTTCGCCAAGGAAGGTTTGCTGAGCAGCAGCACGCTGACGCCGAAACCGGCGGCGGCGATCGCGAGATCGATCGCGCGGCGCGCCAGGCGCGCGCGCCGGGGGCGGCGGTGACCGTCGGCGCTCATTCGACGACGCTCGCCGCAGGCGGAGTGGCGCAGGCCGAGCACAGATCGGGCTCGACCCAGCAGCATTCGTCGCCCTTGGGATCCATGCACCGATCGTTTTTGCTGCAGGCGCAGATGCGACACAGGAAGGGCGCGAGTATGTCGGCACCCTGGGCGATCGCCTCGAGCTGGGCGAGCACGGTCAGATCGAAGCGATAGGCGAGGCGCAGGGCGACGACGGTGCGAAAGCTCGCGGGCGCGGCATCGGCTTCGATCAGCTCGAGCCATTTGCCACGCTGATGTTCGGACGTCTGCGGTTCGGTCGCGACGCGCGCGGCGACATCGGCGATGCTCAGACCGGCGCGCTGGCGACAGCGCTTGAGATATGCGCCGGGAGTGATCGTGCCGGTCATGACGACAGACCATCGGTCATGACGTTGGTCACTGCGGTGCCGGTGCGGTCTGTCGGGGCGGGCTCGACCAGGGTGATTTCGATCACCGGATCGACCGGATATTGCAACGCGTGCGCCAGTTCGAGCTTGGCAAGCGAGATGTTGAGCCGCGCGCGCCGCACCCTGCCCATAGCGGTATAGGATGCGACCGACCGCTCGACCGGCCGCAGCGCCAACTGGATCGCGTCGAGCTCGGTCATGATCTTTACGATGGCGGCGCGGTTGCTCATGCGGATTGTCCAGGCAGCAGTTTTCCCACCCCGCCAGCGGATGCGGCGAGGGGGCTACGGTTCGGCGATGCAGGTTCGGTCAAGCCCGGGGGCGGGCCGGGCGGATCATGGCGGTTGCTGCTCGTGCGCGATCAGCGACTGGATCACCGCGACGGCGCGGTTTTTCGCCTGGATCGATTCGACGGTTTCCTTCAGCGCTTTCTTCAGAGCGCGATCGTCAGCACCGGGTAGGCCCGCCTCCATCAGCGCGACTTGGGATTCGCAGTCTTCGCGAGCAATTTCGATGGCGCACCGGCTGATCGCGTAGGCCTCACTGAGGCGTTCGGGCTTCGCCAGGTGCAGGATGGAAGCGACGATCTCAAAAATTGGTGCGCCGGGAAGGCCAGCACGCGCGTGAGCTCGCTCGAGCTTCACCATATCGACGACCGTCAATTGTTCGCGCCGGTTCGGATTGGACAGCGCGCGAAGGTAGGATGCTTTCCGTCCGGTAGCCTTGATCGCGCCGGGCATGCCCAGCGCGACGATCATCTTACCCAGGCCGTCTTCGACGGTGAGCGGATTCCGTACCATCGTCATACGACCACCGCGCCTGCGCAAAACCGCGCGGCCGATTGCAGCAGCCATATCGGCCGAGCGCCTATAAAAAGAGGAGGTGGCACCGTCATGGGGGAGAGGGACCCGATGACGGTGCCGGTACGCGAACAGGACGGGTTGGGGGCACGTGCGCCAAGTCGAAACACCAGAACCCCAGGGCAAAGGTTCCGGGCGCACGCGATCCGGCCGACCCGTCGGCGGCCGAAACTGGAAAAGGGGGACGTCGACGGCAGGCGGGAGCGCACCCGCCGCCGACGCTCGCCGCCCGAATGGCGGCAGAGGGAAAGGGATGGCACTGCCCGAGTCACCGCGCGGGCTCCAGGCTGGCGCGGGTGGTAGCCGAGTCGTCGGGGTAGATGTCGGGACGAAGCACCTCTTTCGGGATGCCGGTTTCGCGCTCGACCAGGAGGACGTCCTCGGCGTGCACTGGCTTGAGATCGCGCAGACGCTCGTAGATCGACGACTGGGAACGGTTCACCAACCGGGCGTATGCCGTCTGCGTTCCGACGGCGCGGACCGCAGCTGCGAGCGGTGTGTCTATCGTCGATTCGATACCCATGGCGTTTGACTATCGGTATTCCGATAGGTGGTCAATCGGAAAGTGCTTATGCTTGCGCTATTGGTTTTCCGTTAGGTTCGAGCCGTGATTGTCGGGGCCAGAATCGAAGAGCGTTTGGTAGCTGTGCAGATGTCGCAGTCGGCGCTCGCGCGTCGTGTGAAGCTCGCGCAAAGCACCATCAACGGACTCGTCAAAGGCGAGCAGCGCTCCACGACTAAGCTGCACGAGATTGCTCGAGCACTCAAAACGACGCCGGCCTATTTATCGGGCGAGATCGACGACCCGGAGTGCGATGCAGCTCAAGAACCCGCGCTCGACTTCGAAACGCGCGAGATACTGGATGATGTCGCGGACATGGACCCGGCAGACCGCCGCGCGATCGCGCAGATCGCGCGCAGCCTCACGCGGCGCGTGCCCACCGGGCGAGACGGCCCAGCGACCCTGCACGCGCGCGCCACCAGCTATCGCGGTCCGCCCGTCAGCGAGAACGCGCTGGGGCAAATGATCGAGGGGTTGCTGCGGGCTGTTGATCTGACGGCTCCCGTGCCCGAGCTCGCTCGTGAGCTTGCAGAGCTGTGGCCCACCGCGATCGCGCAAGTGCAAGGTCCGCTGCACGCGTCGGACGATGAGACGCCGGCGGCTCCAGCAGCATCGCCTGCAACTCTCGCCAGCGCCGGTCGCGCACCGCGGTGATGACGGCGCACTGCACATCGCAGCGCGGACAGCGCAGTTCGCACGCGGGCGATGCCCGAAACACGGTTCCAGTCATTGGTCTTGCTCCCGGCCTGGCCGTCGAGGCTACTTCGACGGCTTTCAGGTCGAGCGACATGGTTGCCGGTAGAAGGTTAGGTCGGCGTTGACGAGCGCCACGCAAATTGTCGGAAATAATTCCTTGAATTAGAAGCGCGAATAAGGGGGCAGGTGGTGATCCTTCAAAGCGATCGATGAGGCTGGGAGATGCATCGGCTCCGGTTCTGAACCAACGCAAGGTCATCATCGATTATGTTGATGCGAACGGGGAGGCGAGCAGGCGTACAATCGTACCGTTCTTAATCGCTGGATCTTTCGCAGGCGGACGATTGGACGTGCTCTATCTTGAGGCCCGTTGTCTCACCGCCAACGCGAAACGCACATTCCGCATCGATCGCATCCGGGAACTCAGTGACGCAGAAACCGGCGAGGTTTTGGATCTTCTGGAGTGGGCGCGTGGTCTCGAGGTCGGGCCGTTATCCCTGATCGATGAAGCTGAACCCGCAGAGGAGACCACTGCTGCCGCCCGTGTTCGATCACCATCGCGCCTGTGGCTGATGGTAGCCATGCTATTGGCCGGGTATTTGATCGGCCGCTTTCGCATCCTGCACCTCCTTTTGGTCGCGACTCATATGCATTGGGGGCGATGGCTATGAGGTTCACGATCGCGACGATCCTCTGCATGACGAGCCTCGTGCTGGCCTCACCCGCGCCGCTATGCGCTGCGCAGGTGGCAGACGACGGCTTAGAGGTGCTGGATGGAAAATGCTCTTATCCACCACGGTTGGGGAAGCCCGGCCCTGAAGATCGCCGCCTGGAATGCGATACTGTGGTCTTGTTGCCCTCCGGTCAGGACAGCGTATTGGTGCAATTCGCGAAAAAGGGCTCCGGCGCTCCGGTCGGCTTCGCAGGCCCGATCGGCGACAACGGAGAAATGTCGGTGCGCCGCGTCTACCTCTCCCCCGGAAACCCTACGGCGGCAACAGCCGGTCATTGCCGCCTTTTCGAGCAAGATGGCAAGACGACGGGAATTTGGTGCGTTGCCTCGATTGGCCGTGTTCGAATTATCGCGAATTTTCGGGTCGCGCCGAAGATCACCCCGGAACTGACGCGATGAAAGCGTTTGGTTTCATCCTCGCCGCGATCGGCGCGTTGGTCGCAATCGGCTCGCTATTCCTATCGACATCGGTCCCGACAGAGGTTCCCGCAACCGAACTGTTCGGCGTTTCACACGCGTCTGAGGTTTATAATCTCGGGAAGCTCCAGACACAGTTGTTGGTGTTTATTGGGGGCTGCGCAATCGCGGTGATCGGCATAATCGTCGGATCGGCGGGCGTGATCATCGAGAAGGTGGCCCGGCCGGAGGCGATCCAGACGCTCGCGACGCCGGACGTCGTCACCGAAGCTCGCTCAGTCGAGAACTCTTTGGATTTGCCGCCTGCGCCTAACCCGCCCGGTGACCAAGGCAGTATCGACCCCGCTATCGGCGTTGGGCTCGGGGCGCTGGGCCTCATCATCTTCTTTACGATCGTCTATGTGTTCGCCACGAATGGTGACCATTCCACCCGTGCGGCCATCATGCAAAATGCAGACGCGATCGCCGACAGGATCGACCACAACGCGGCGATACTCGACGATTTGGAAACAAACGCGGCGGCAACTGCGCCAAATTGACGCCCGCTATGGTCCGCGTGATCAATTCCCGCTATGTTCCACCTCGGGAGCGCGGGCGTAAGCAAATCTATGGTGGCGCAATATCGCCGATCGCCGAGCATGGTGAGCACGAAGCTGCAGGTGCTGGATTTCGCCAAGGCATATTTCCTACGCTGGGGCCGATCGCCCAGCTATGGCGAGATCGGCAATGCGGTCGGCATCAACCGCTCTCGTGCGCGAGACATGGTGCGCACGCTGACCGCCGAAGGGGAGATCCTGCGCGAGTCGGGTGATCGGCGGCGGATGTCGTTTCCGGGGCTCGAGCAGCAAGTCAGCGAAGGCGATGCGATCCTCGCGCTGCGCGCCGCCGGGTGGACGGTGAACCCCGATGGTCAGGTGTTCCAGCGGTCAACGGCCAGCACATTTCCGCCACTGCCGCGCGTGCCCGAACTTGAGCAGATACCCGTGACAGACGACGGGGGTCAGCGAAATGTCGGACAGCAATCCAGCCGAGGCGAAGGTGATGCGCGCGATCATCGCGCGCCACCGCAAACAGGCACTCGCTGAACGCGCTGCAGCTGCAGCGGCATCGCCAAAACCCGAGGTGAGGGGGGTGGGCTGGTCCACCAAGGCCCCGAAGAAGCGCAAGCCCAGCCAGCTCGAGAAAAGCATTGCCGACGACATCGCGCTCAACCGGCGCCGCTGGGCGGAGAAACATCCCGATCGTGCGGTAGCAGAGCGGGCATTGCGGAAATCCCGAGCGGAAATGCACGAGCGCTGGGACCACAAGGCGCATGGCACCCCGGAAACCCACGAACACCATGCGCGTCGCCAAGACGGGGCGTTGGCGCGGCTGTACCTATCGGGATCGATCGATGCCGAGCAGCTCGCCTCGGCCGTCGAGATCGCCACGGTCGCCGAGCGGATGGGTGCCGATGTCACCGTCAAGACCTCCAGCGTCGAGACGCGCGTCGACCAAACCCGGAACGGCGATGGGATCTTTTACGAAGCGCTGGGCGCGGTGCGGCGCGAAATGGCCTATTCGCGCTGGCGACGCGAGGTGAGGGGGCCGATCGCCGCGGTGCTGGACATGATCGTCGGGGAGACGGTGGGCTACACGGTGGTCGCGCAGCGTTATGGGATGCACAACCGCCGCGCGAAGCAGCTGCTGATCGACGCGCTAGATCTGTGGCCGCGCATCTTTGGGGCGGTGTCCAAGGAAGTGGATGCTGCGACGCTGATCGCCGCGCATGCCGGCATTCTCGGCTGATCGTTATTTTTTGGGGGTACACAAAAACGCCCCTGCCAAAATGGCCACGTAACGGACTATTTCGACCCCGCGACAATTGCGCCTGAAGCCCACCGCCTTCCCCAGGCCGGTGGGCTTTTCCATATCTGGAGCGCTTCCCCATGCCCCAGCCGCGCCTGTCCCGCTCTTCCCCTGGCGGGTCCATCGCAGATCAGCTCGAGCGGTTGACGCCCGATTGGGATCGGCTGGTGCATGACGCGCGGCTGGGGCGCCCGGGCCAGACGGCCTTCGAGGATCTCGAAGAGCGAGCACAGCAGCTTGCCCGCGCGATTGTCGCCCCCTTTCGTGGAGACCGCCGATGACCACGCTCGCGATCCTGCGTGATTTCATCGCGACCATGCCCGGCGAGGAAGCGGTGATTTCGAAGGCGAGCCTGGTGGCGATCGAACGCGAGCTCACGACCGCGAGCGTCGCCGCAGCGCGAGTGAATATCGATGTCAGCGTGAACAGCGTCATCGATGGGCTGCTGACGCCTAACACAGCGCGCGGCTTCGCGTGAATCGCCAGCTGGCATCTCTCCTGGTCGGGAGCCGAACCCGGCAGGAAGTCTCGCCGACCGCGACTGTGCAAGGCACACTGCCTGCGGGCACCGCCGGGGCATCGCCATCGGTTCGCGGCCGTGCAGCCACGGTTTTCCGCCAGATATCTTGACCGGGGCGGAGGGGGTCTCCGCCTTCGCCACGACGATTTCAAGGCAGGTGCCGATCACGCGGAGGGTTGAGGCGACCGAGGTGCAGTGCGCACCGCTCGAGGTCAAGTCTCGCCGCACGATAGGCACACGGGTCGCGACTAGCCCAGGCCGGGCGGGTTCGGCTCGAGCAACAAGCCCGGCACTTATTCACTGCAGGGTTTCCGGGTGTGCTGGGCTGGCCTATACCTCTGGGATGCCCTTTCCTGAGAGCAGAGCATTTCGTGAGGGCGAGGCCGCAGTCATAGGCGACGGTTTGAGCTGTGTGATCGCCGCAGCGGAATTGCGCCGCGCTGGCATTGTCACCCTCACCGACAGTCAGGGCTCGTTGAGAAAGCAGCTTCGTCGAGCAGCGGCCTTCGAAGTGGTCGTTTTCGCGGGGGCTCTTGACCGACTAGCCGTTCGGGACATGCTCAGCGGCAATCAGCGCAATGCCGAGCACCTAAACGATCTTCCGCAGCTTGTGGCCGATGCGCTGCTGGATGGTTTTTACGAGCAGGATGGAGCTGGATCGATGGTCGAAGCTGCCCACCCTGCGATGATCGACGTTGCTGGCACACCTTACATCCGCGACGCAAAAGGCAGTCTTGTGCCGCTAGCTTCGGTGAAGGCCGCAGATCTGCTGATGGACGAGACGGTGCGCGGGATCCTTGACCAGGCGCGAGCGCTGTCGGCGACGATCGCCGCGTTCAAGAGCGAAACGTTCGAGCGCGTCGGTGCGCTGCAGGCTCTGATCGCGCAAAATTACGGCGGCACCGTTGGCGGCAAAAAGGGCAACATCACGCTGATGTCGTTCGACGGCTGCATGAAGGTACAGGTTCAGGTCGCAGATCTGCTCGAATTCGGCCCGGAATTGCAGGCGGCAAAAGGCCTGATCGACGCCTGTCTCACGGATTGGGCGGTCGGCAGCGCGGTCGAACTGCAGGCACTCGTCAACCGAGTGTTCCAGGTCGATAAGGAAGGCAAGATCAACCGCGCCGAGCTATTCATGCTGTTGCGCGTCGAGATTGCGGATGAGCGCTGGGTGCGCGCGATGGACGCGATCCGTGATTCCATCCGCGTGATCGGCTCGCGCACGTATGTTCGTTTCTATCAGCGACCGGCGCCGGATGCGGCGTGGTCGGCCGTCACGATCGATCTCGCCGCCGCGTGACTTCGATCGACATCCGCGCCAACCTGAAGCCGCTCCAGCGTGCGTTCATCGGGCTCAGCGCGAAACAGGTGCCGTTCGCGACGTCGCTCGCGCTGAACGCCCTCGCAAAGGGCGTCGTCGCGCAAGAAAAGGACGAGGTGTCGGACACCTTCGACACCCCAACGCCGTTCACGCAGAATGCGTTTCGAATCGAGGTCGCCACGAAATCGCGCCCGATCGCGCGGGTCGCGGCGAAGGACATCCAGGCCGAATATCTCGAGCCTTATGTTGTAGGCGGCAATCGATCGCTCGGAACGAAGCGTGGGATGCTAGCGCCGCGCGAGATCACGCTGAACCAATATGGCAATCTGGCCAAAGGGAAGCTGGCCTCGCTCAAGGGAAAGCCCGGCGTTTTCATCGGTAAGGTGACGACGCGGAATGGCAAGGTCGTCAACGGTGTCTGGCAGCGGCCGACATCCGCAGCACGGCGCGTCGGCAACAAAGGCGGCAAAGCCCGAACCGGATTGAAACTGCTGATCCAGTTCGAAGACACGACGCCAGTCCGCAAGCGCTTCGACTTCTTCGGCCGGGCAACGGCCTACCTGAAGGCCAATGCCGCGCGCGAGTTCGACGCTGCGCTAAAGCGCGCCTTCGCAACCACGAGGTGACATATGATCGTGTGCGGCATAGACATCGCGACCGATCGCTTCGAAGTTGAGGTGATCGGCTGGAGTTCGTTGGGCCCACTCCGAATTTCGGGATGGACCTCGATCTTGGTCGATCCGACGACCGGTCTCTGGGAAGCGCGCCGTCTCAGCCGTCGCGCCGCCCGCCGTCAGCGTGGCCGGGCGCGCGCCGCCCGCCGCGCAGCCGCCGCCTGTCCCTGACGCCCCCCCGGGGGCTTTTTGGGTCCTTCCGGGCCCCTTCTGCATCGAGGGTAATTGCGCACCGCGATGCTTGCCCAGCTGACGGTTCGAAAAGTTGGTTGCGGGGGGCAACCGGTTGCGGGGGAGGGGATCGATGCCGCTCTTATCTCTCACCGCATTTGCTAAGACGCACGGCGCGACCCGTCAGGCCGCGGCAAAGTGGAAAAAGGCCGGAGTTCTGCAGTTTTCCGGCGAACTAATCGACGTCGATGCCTCTGACCAGCGGATGCGCGATGCAGGCTTGGGCCGCTTCAAGATCGAAGCGGGTAGGGCGCAACCGGCCCCCGCAACCAAGACCCGCAACCGCGCAACGGTTGCGCCTGAGGTTGCCGCCATCCTCGACGAGGTTGTCGCTGACTTCGAGGATGCCGCAGCCGATGGCGACATCGACGAGGAGATTGCCGGCGGCTTCATCGAGCAGCTGCTCGAGGGCAAGTTCCGATCGAAGGTCGAAGCGGCAGCGATCAAGGAAAATGCGCTCGCGCTGAAACATCTGCTGGTCGCCAAGAAGGAGGCCGGAAAGCTCATCGAGATCGAGCATGCGCAGATGGTGATCTTCGACGATCGCCGCGCGGCTCGTGATGCCTGGATGGCCTGGCCTGGCCGCTTTGCTCCGCTGCTCGCTGCCGATCTCGACATCGACGGAGCGAAGCTGGCGGAGGCGCTGAAGCCCTATGTCCACCAGCAGCTCGACGAGCTCGGCGAGCCCGACCTCGATTTCATCGCCGCCGACGAAGACTGACCTGCTGCGGCGCGCAGCGCGCCGCGGCTGGACCCCTCCACCCCGTATCAGCCTTCCGGAATGGGCTGACCGATATCGTGTGCTGGCAAAGGAGGCCGGCAGCACCTCCGGCAAATACCGCACCGCCCGCGTCGAGATCGCCCGCGGCCCCATGCTCGCCGTTACCGAGCCGGGCGTTCGCAAGATCACCGCGCAGGTCGCGACGCAGCTGCTCAAGTCGACGTTGATCGAGAACATCATGGGCTATCACGCCCATCTCGATCCCTGTCCGATGCTGATCGTGCAGCCCAAGGATACGGCGGCGCTCCAGTTCTCTAAGGAGCGCCTGGCGCCCTTCATCAAAGCGACGCCGGTCCTCCGCGGGCTGATCGGGACGTCGAAGACGCGCGATGCCGGCGACACGATCGACTATAAAGCGTTCCCCGGCGGGTTTCTTGGGATCGTCGGCGCTGGCAGCCCGGACAATCTGGCACGCCGTCCGATCAGGATCATCCTGTTCGATGAGGTCGACAAATATTTGCCGCTGAAGGAGGGCAATCCCCTCCTGATCGGTGCCGAACGGCTCGCAACGTTCGAATCGAATTCGCTTGATGTCGCGGTCTGTTCTCCCACCATCACCGGTGAGAGCAAGATCGAGGCTCGGCTTGCGGAATCGGACCAGCGGCGTGCGTCGGTCGCTTGCCCGGAATGTCATCACCGTCAATTTCCGGAGTTCTTCAACCATATCGATTGGGAGCATGGGTCGGACGGCAAGACTCATCGCCCCGATACGGCGCGGATCTATTGCGAGGCGTGCGGCACTGCCTGGTCGGAGGGGCAACGCCTCCGCGCCCTGGAGACGATCCGGTGGCACCAAACGCGCACGTTCGAATGCTGCGGCATCCGGCAGGATCCGCTCGAGCGATATGCGGCAGAGTGGAAAGCCGAGATCGATCCGCGCGCGGTCGACAAGGTCTGGGATTGGTGGGCCAGCAATCGCTGGGCCGTCTACCGGGCGAAGTGCAGCTGCTGCGGCACATGGGCCGTACCGAACAAACATGCCGGTTTCCAGGCGGGGAAGGAATACAGCCCTTGGGCCAATGATGCGCCGCCCGAACTGGCGGCGAAATGGCTTGCCGCAACCGATGAGGACGGCAAGCTCACTTTCTACAATACCCAGCTCGCGCGCACCTACCGCAAAAATACCGGCAAGATCCTCGATCCGGATTCGCTCCTCGCCCGGCGTGAGGTTTGGGAAGCCGAGATCCCAGATGGCGTCGCCATTCTCACCGCCGGCATCGATACGCAGGATTACCGGATCGAGATCGAAATCGTTGGCTGGGGCCGCGACGAAGAGAGTTGGTCGATCGCATATGAGGTGATTGAGGGCGAATTCGACGATCCCAAGGTGCAGGCGCAGCTCGATGCCTATCTGAGACGGATATGGCACCGCGCCGACGGCCGCCCATTCAAAATCAGCGCCGCATGTCATGATTCCGGCGGCCATCACACGAACGCAGTCTATACCTTCTCCAAGGCCAATCTCTCGCGCTATATCTGGGCGATCAGAGGCGAGAGTGCGCGAACTGGTCAGCGCAACCCGATCTGGCCGACCAAGCGGCCGAGTTCGCGCTCGAAGAAGTCATTTCGACCGGTGATCCTGGGCGTCAATGCCGCAAAGGATGTGATCCGGTCCTATCTCGGACGTACTGGGCCGGGGCCCGGATATATGCACTTCAACGTCGACCGTGACGTTGGCTACTTCGCCCAGCTGACTGCCGAGGTCATTGTCGTCAGAGAGCTCGGCGGCCAGAAATATCGCGTCTGGGAATTGCCCGGTGGTCGCGCCAACGAGGCAAGCGACTGTCGCGTCTATGCCTATGCCGCGCTCCATGGCCTGATGCACCGCGGCCTCAAGCTCAACCGCGAAGCGGAAAGGGTCGGCGCCGTCATGACGTTCGAGCCCGAACAGCCAGCTCCGGCCCCACCACAGCCTGCACCGGCAACACCGGAAACCGGCACTGCGCCGACGCCCGCCTTGCCGCCTGCAAAAATGACCGCGCGCCGCACCGGCGGCGGCCGTCGCCTTGCCTGAAGGGATCTATATGGCTCGTTTCGATCCCAGCCTCAGCATTCTGGCGGGCATGGATACCTCTGTCCTCCGCCAGCAGCTGAGTTTGATGCAGCAGGACTATCTGGACCTGAGCTCCGGCCGCAAGGTCGAGAGCGCATCCTATGCTCAGGGCGACGGCGCGAAGAGCGTGAAATATACGGTTGCGACGATCGGCCAACTGGCGATGGCAATCCGGCAGATTCAAGCGCAACTGGGTATCATCCCGTCGCCACGTCGTGCGATTGGCGTCCGCTTCTGATGGCGTCGCCACCCGCTCTGGTCGACAACCGTGGCCAGCCTATCCCATCCGCGACGATCGCGCGGATCCGCGAGGATGCCCAGCGCGGCAGCAGCCGGATGCGCGGGTCGCTCGGTGGCGGTGGCGCGGGCAATTTCTTCCCTTACGACGCGGTCAATTTTCAGTCGCAGGATCAAGGCGACTGGTTTCCGCAAGTCCGCTCGCCGGATACCGAGATCAACCTCTATCGCGACCGGATGGCCGCGAAGGCGCGTGATCTGCGCCGCAATGATCCATGGGCCAACGGCGCGATCAGCGGCATCCTCGATTCGACGATCGGCGCGCAATATCGCTTCGTTTCTAAGCCCGATTATCGCGCGCTCCGGCTCCACGCGAAGGGGTTCGACGCGGTTTGGGCCAACGAGTATCGCCAGGTGCTCGAGGCGAAATGGCGCACCTATTCCGAGGATCTCGGCCACTATAACGACGTCAATCGTCGGCTCACGATCTCGCAGCAGTTTCGCCTCGCGCTCGGTCACAAACTGGTCGACGGCGAGTCGTTGATCGTCGCACAGTGGCGACCGGACCGGATCGGCCGCGGTACCGCGACCTACGCTACCTGCTTCGAAGGGATCGATCCCGATCGGTTGTCGAACCCCAATATGGGGCCCGACACGCGCTATATCCGCGGCGGTGTCGAGATCGACGATGATCAGGTGGCGATCGCCTATCATATCCGCCGTGCCCACCAGTTCGACTGGTACAATTCGGTGGAGAGCATGCAGTGGGATCGCGTCGAACGCGAGGACCCGGACGGCTGGCGTCGCGTCTATCACGATTACGATGCCGACCGCGTCTCGCAGAACCGCGGCGTGTCGGTTTTCGCGCCGGTCATCGGCTCGCTCAAGATGCTGTCGCGCCTCTACGGGGTAAAGCTGCAGGCCGAAACCGTCGCGGCCGCGTTCGGGCTGTTCGTCACCTCGCCTTATGATTTCGAAATGGTGCGCCAGGCGCTCGATGACGAGGATCAGGACGAGAAGGCGTTCGGCTGGTACCAGGACATGCGCTCCGACTTCCATTCGGATCGCGACGTCAGCGTCACCGGCGCGCGCTTCGCGACCCTCGCGCCCGGCGAGGATATCAAGTCGGTCGCGCCGGGCGGCGGCCAGACCGATATCAAGCCCTTCGCGCACGAAATGCTGCGCGGCGTCTCGGTCGCGATTGGCGTGTCCGGCGAGGAAGTGCACAACGATTATTCGGACTCGAGCTGGTCGTCGGCGCGCGCCGGTATCGTCAAGGCGGAGAAGACCTACAATCGTCGCTGCGACGAGTTCGACCAGAACACCGCCACCCCGGTACTCGCCACCTGGCTCGAGGAGCCGTTCGAGCGCGGTGAGCTCCCGCTGCCGCGAAACGCACCATCCTATCTCGAAATGCGCACCGCCTATGCGCGTGGGCGTTGGCTCGGTTCCGCGCGTGGTTGGGTTGACCCCGTCGCCGAGCGTCAGGGCGTCGTGCTCGGCCTCGATGCCGGCCTCTCCACCATGGAAGAGGAATGCGCGAAGCAGGGCATGGATTGGGAAGAGAACCTCGAGCAGCGCGCCATCGAATACCATCGCATGGTCAAGCTCGGTCTACCGCGGCCGCAATGGTTCGGCAACGAATACACCGCGACCCAGATCTCGGCACCGCAATCACCGGAGCAAGCCTGATGTTTATCGATGTCACGCATAGTGGCGATGGGCGCACTTTGCGGCTGTCGACCTCGGCGATCGCCTATCTCGATCACGCAGAAGACGGAGCGCGCGTTCGCCTGATCGGCGGTGAGAGCTTGCGCGTCGCGGAGTCGCCAGCGGAGATCGAGGCGAGCATCGAGGCCCATTTCACAACCATCGTCGGTGTG